TCTACCCTGGATGTGAACTGCAGTCCAGCGACACCTCTGGCGGCTCTTATACCGATGTCACCAGTGTGTTCAATCTGGATGGCACCGAGCAGGCTTCTGCTGCTGTGGCATTCGCTCAGGTGAGCACCTCTGCTTCCAAGCAGTATCTGGTGTTTCCCAAGGGTGCAGCTAAGCGCTGGTTGAAGGCTGTGTCTACCACTGACACTTCGACCCACACCTACAGCATCAACGCCTTGGGCGCTAAGAAGTACGCCTGAGCCTGATTACAATATGCGCCTGGCTTCGGTCAGGCGCTTCTTCTTATGGCATTCGTCGAAGACCTGAGTGTTTTCCTTGACAGCGATGAGTTTGCTGTTACGGTGACTGCTGGCGCTGTGACCGGCTTGGGGATCTTGGATATGCCATCCGACATTATCGCTGATGGCGTGGTGCTGACGACGGATTACAAGCTGACGTGCGAGGCATCGAAGTTTGGCGATTTAACGTATGGCGCTGGCGTAAATGTTGATGGTCACGCTTATACTGTTAGAAATGTTGCGCTAATTGATGATGGCGCATTTTGTGAAGTAATGCTGCAAAGAACTGCAACACCAAGCCAAGCCGCCAGTACGCCAGCCCTACTCGATGGCGATGGCGCTACGTCTGATAGCACAGTGATTATGGATGGTGGTGCGCCAGATACAACTTACATTGATGGCAATGTTCTCGATGCAGGAGCGCCGTGACTACCTACACACGTTTCAAGCTGCGCAACGGCACGGCTGCTGAATGGACTGCAGCCAACCCGACGCTGCTGCAGGGCGAGATCGGGGTAGAAACTGACACGCGCAAGTTCAAGATTGGCGACGGATCTACGGTATGGAGTGGGCTGAGCTATTGGCCTGCAGCAACGGCAACTATGGCCCGGGGCCAATGCAGCAAAGTGGATTCGGGAACTGTCACCATTGCAACGCAGAGCACCTATGTGACCACAGGCCTGACGGCGACGCTTGATTCAGGCACAGCGCAGGACATGGTGCTAGGCACTACTGATGCGTTTGGGCTAAAGAATGACAGCGGTAGTACCAAGCTGTTCCGCGTCTACGGCAGCATCGATGCCAATACGGTGACCCAGAACAATAAGGTGCTTGGTATCAAGCTTGCCAAAAATGGCACCGCGATCGATGAGACGGAATGCCGCGCCTACACAGGCGGTAGCAATGAAGAGGCCAAGCTGGTGACCAGCTGGATGGTCGAGCTGGATGATGGCGATGAGATCTCGTTGCTGATCGCCAATCACAGCAACACCACAGACATCGCTTTTAAGCGTGGTCGATTGGTCGCCGCCGAGGTGCTCTGATGACGACCAAGCGAGAGCAGATCCTGAGTCAGATCGCCACTGCGCTGGCCGACACGGCTGGTGTGAGCGGTCGGGTCTATCGATCGAGGGTGACGGCGCTTGCGAGAGCTGAATCACCGGCAATCATTATTGAACCTGTTACGGATGCGTGTCAGCAGTTCACGTCTCTACCAAAGCTCGATTGGACACTGAGGGTAAGGATCGTCGTGACGGTGCGATCCAACAACGCGTATACGGACGCTGACTCCGTGATTGACTCCATGCACTCAAAGCTGATGGCTGACCTGACACTTGGCGGGCTTGCGATCGATGTGCAGCCTAGTATCGTTAATTTTGATTTTTTTGATGCCGATAAGCCTGCGGGTGTATTCAGTTGCGAATACGAAGTGCTTTATAGAACTTCGGTTGCGGACTTGACCACAGAGTAAGATTTGAGAAGGCGCAAGGACTACCATGAATGATGAGTACAGCGGTCAAGGTGGGTCGTACATCCTCGATCCAGAAACCGGTAAACGCACTCTGATCAAGCGCACACTTCCCGCCGACACCCAAGAAATCGATGGCACTTCTTCTACGGAAACGACTGATTTTGATCGAGACGGAATCGGTGTACGGCACCGATCCGACTCCCGACGGAGCGGACGCGGTTTTGGTGAGGGATCTGAACATCACTCCTCTGCAGAGTGATGTTGTTAGCCGCGATCTGATTCGCCCTTACTTGGGTGCATCGGAGCAGCTCCTGGCCAACACTCGTGTTGAATGCACCTTCAGTGTCGAGCTGGCTGGCTCTGGCACTGCTGGCACTGCTCCTCAGTACGGCAAAGCTCTTCAGGCTTGTGGGCTGCTGGAGGTGGTGGATCCCGGCGTGGATGTTACCTACACGCCTAAGTCGTCAAGCTTCGGCTCCGTGACCATCCATTACAACATCGATGGTGTGCGTCACAAGGTCACCGGTTGCCGTGGCACTTTCGTGATTAACGCGAATGTGGGTGAGATTCCTACGATCGACTTCACCTTCACTGGCATTTACAACACTCCCGACGATTCGGCACTGCCGACTGTCACCTATGCCAACCAGGCCACCCCGCTGGTGTTCAAGGAGGGCAACACCGATACGTTCGAGCTGCTGTCTTACTCCGGCTGCCTGCAGTCGGTGACCTTCGACATTGGCAACACACTGGTGTATCGCGAGCTGATCGGTTGCACCAAGGAGGTGCTGCTCACCGATCGTTCCGCGAACGGCACAGTTGTGATGGAAGCCGTCACGATGGCGGAGAAGAACTACTTCACCGCTGCGCTTACCGATCAAACGTTGGGCAACCTGACGTTCCAGCATGGCACCGCTGCAGGCAACATCGTTGATTTCGCTTCCACTCGGATCGACATCGGTGATGTGTCCTACAGCGACCAAGATGGCATCGCGATGCTGAACATCCCCTACACCGCGATCCCATCCACTGCTGGCAACGACGAGTTCAGCATCGTGTATACTTGATCGAGAGAAGCACCTCGGGGATCGCGTTGCGGTCCCTTTTTTATTGCTGTATAGTTTGCGGGAGTCTATTTTGATCCATGGCTTTTGTTCGCAAGAAGGTTAAGTCCTTTAAGTGGCCTGTGGCAGTTGAGGAGCCTGCCGATGGCGGCGTGTTTGAGACTTCGACGTTTGATGCGGTTTTCAGGCGCGTGCAAGTTAGCGAGCTGAAGGATGGCGATGACTTCGAAACCCTGAAGACAATTTTGATTGGCTGGGAAGGCATCCAAGATGAAGATGGCAAGCCGATCGAGTTTTCGCAGAAGGCTCTCAAGGAGTTGAGTGATGATGCTTGCTGGGTTCGCAGCGTGGTCAAGACCTACATTGATGCGCTTGCTGGAGCCAAGGAGGGAAACTGATCGGGGCCGCCAAGTATTGGGTGACTGGCGGCAAGGTAATCGAGGACAGGACGAACGATGATGCTGCGGCTTTCGGACTGAAGCCGCAGCGCAAAAGCGCGATAAAGGCAGAATATTACGAAGTATGGGATGAGCACTGGGAATCCGTGATGATGTTCATGCGGATGTCGACTCAATGGAACGTTGTGATGGGCGGCTACGTCGGGCTTAAGTATGAGGTCTTGGTAGGTGCGGGCGGCCTGATGGCGCTTTATGATGTAGAAAACCCACGCCAGTTGCTAGAGGAGATCCAGGTCATGGAAGCTGCTGCACTGGGTGAACTAAATAAGGCGAAAAAATAATGGCACAAGGCAATCCAACAGTCCTTAAAATTAGAACCGAGATTGAGAATCTGCAGGGTCTCAATCAGCTAAAGACTGCTGTTAGGCGCATCAGTGCTGAGGCGAAGGGTGCGAATAATGATTTCGGAAAACTTACCAGTCGTATTAAGGAACTTCAGGGTGCGACCGTAAAATCGGTAAACAATCTTGAAGCGCAAAAGCAAGCTTTCGAAGCGCTGCGCAGATCTGTTGATGTAACAAGCAAAGAATTCAAGAGTGCTACTGACGAAATCAAAAAGCTTGATCAACAGCTAGCAAAGGTTGAAGGTCGCAAGGCTGGCGGCGGAAGGCTTCGTGCTGGCGCTCAAGTCGCTGGAACGATTGCTGGCGCTGGTGTTTTTGGCGGCCCCGAGGGTGCTATTGGTGCTGCGGTTGGCGGAATCTTCGGTGGAGTTCCTGGCGCAATCGCTGGCGGCGCGATCGGGGCGCAGGTTGGAGGGATCAGACAAGCGGCTGGAGCTGCTGCTGAATATTCTGCAAATCTTCAAAAATTACGCATTGCATTGCAAGGCGTAACTACAAGTCAG